CTACAAAGAATCAAATCAGATGGGACTTTTGATCAACATAAACCGCTTCAACTTCTAATTGAAGCGAGTGATGGTTCACAAAAGTTCTCCTGTTTTGATTTGTCAGCTGCTACTGATAGATTGCCTATTGAGCTGCAACGGGACATTCTGAATATTGCCTCTCGAAGTAACCTGGGAGATCTCTGATCCTCCCTCCTTACTATCGATTGGTTTTATAAGAATGCGCCTGTGCGGTACTCAGTAGGGCAGCCTATGGGTGCCTATTCATCCTGAGGGATGTTAGCTGTTACTCATCATGTTATAGTGAGATATGCTGCATTGAGATGCGGAATACGGAATTTCGATTCCTACGCCGTTCTTGGTGATGACATAGTCATTATGCATGATTTGGTGGCAGAGAACTACCTCCAAATAATGCAGACTTTAGGAGTGGCTATTAACCTTAATAAGTCAATAGTCTCTTCAAAGTTTGCAGAGTTTGCAAAAGTATGAAGAGGTCCCAATATAGATATCACCCCTATCGGTCCAGGTTTAGTCCTGAGATCGGTAAGGAATGATATTTATAAGGGTGTTTTGTTAGGCGAAGCACAAAAGCTTGGTCTAATAACCTCTCTATCACAGCTTCTAACGCTAATTAAGGATTTGAAAAACCCTTTCTTAGCTTTGTGGTCTACTCTCGGACTTGGTAGCGATAAGTGAAGAAATCAAACTGATGCTGATGCAATAGTTTGAGGACTTTCTTCTACGCCTAATCCAAGACTTTTCTTATATTGTCTAATGAATTCCGTAAAACAGATTTCAATAGATGATTGAAAGGAGAGTAAGCTTCAGAATCAGAAACAAGAGGAGTTCTTCTACCGTAATTGGTGAAGAGTGTACTCTAGTTCTAATTGACCTTCGAGAGTGTTAGAAGCTCTCTTGAAGCTGGTTGGCCCAGGTTTCTGGATATATGCGTTTTCCTTTTTGGAAACGGATGAAAAACTAGGAACAAGTGCTCCAATACATGCTTATGTATTGAAGGACCTTTCTAGTATCAGGGACATGGTGAATTCTGATCCTTTGTTAAGTCTATCAAGTATAGACTGAACAGAGAAGAAGAAGATCGATGCATATGGTATCAAAGCTAACCGGATCGCCTCTGAGTTCGAAAGAACAAGAGACGAGATGGAAGGTTTTGACGAAATGCTTTAGTTTCATCTCGTACTATATAAACTTTATTTTAGGCGCGAAAAAGGCGCCCTTTTGCTAGGGTAGGCGTTACTGGTTGTAACGTCTGTCTAGATAAAGTCTATGTGGTACGACTCAAGATGATACCATCGGCCTTCTTTCGTCGGTTGTTACACCAACGCAATCGATCTTTATTCGCTCCGCCAGTTAACGATACCCCTTTAGGTAGGGTGACGCATGATGACGGGAACGGTAAAGATAGCGATCAAGAAGGAATGGTACTCCATAATGAGTAACTGAAAG